GGCTGTCCCAACGAGGTTGGGAAGGACTCACACCCAGCCCCCCGTATAGCGGATATAGAGGAGCCCCTCCTCCCCTTGCTTGCAGTGGCACTTTCGAGAGATATCCCAACTATGGGAGGCCATTACCCAGCCATCGGCAGGGTAGAGCCCTCGAGTTACCATTGTAAGTAGGTAGAGGTGTGGGTATGCGATCCTCTCTCCAGGGTACCCGGCTTAGCCGTAGATCCCAGAGAGGCTAGCGCCTTCCTGCTCATATACCATATACAGGCCCATCCAGGTATCATCTTCCTTCTTTTCAAAGGAAGAGCCCGGAAGGGTATGGGTGTGGAGGCCACCTCTTAGAGGTAGGCCGACCCCGGATCAGTCCGTGAATGGACCCCTGGGTGTCGCTCGAACCTTCGTAGTTCAACCAACTACATAAGAGGCACGGCTCTAGAGGCTGCCGCCCATACAACCTAATCTAAGGATCTACCAAGTACCCTTAGATGTCGGATATGAGCAAGCGGTTTAACCCTTCTTTTTCCCACGACGAGATGGCTGGGTTTTAGGAAGAACAACGTGATTATCAATGGTATGGATAAGCGCTTTTAGCGGTATATCCGTAACACTGAGATCACGCATCTTACTAATCCCAGACACCATCGCCGTGAGATGATTAAGGATACCTGCCTTACTAGATGCCATGGTCTTACTTGCTCTTGTTGACAAGGTAGCAAAAGGATCAAGGAATAATCTGACTTCTAAATTCAACCATTGTTGAATGTCGGAAGACTCCCTGACCTGATGCGCCTTATCAAACTCTATCTGGAGTTCGGCGATATTTCTCCGAACGACAGCCAGAGGCGGCAAGAGCAGTAGTCCTGATTGGGCGTCCAGCTCCTTAGGAACCAAAGGCAGAAGCTCCCCCAATTTCAACTGAAACTGTTGGAGCTTATGCAATTGATTCTTAATTGCATTCTCCAGCACCCTTGCCTTACACTCATTTAACCATACCATCATTCTTTCATGAATGAGGGTAGGATTATTAAATGAGTTACAGGTAAAGATGCTGCCCGCTATTAGTCAAGCCAATATTATTGACTTGACTTTTCGCAGGTGCCCACTATCTTCTCTTGAAGGTAGTAGGTAGAACTTATAAGCTTTTAACGCTAGACGGTCACCATAACCGCCTGGCATTAATAAGTTTATAAGGGATGCAATCAAGCCCCGGGTCACCAAAGTGGCAGACCGAGGTAACCATCTGGCCTCTAGCTCTCTAAACCAGGTTGCTACCTCATAGTAAGAAACAAAGGAAACAGTTCCTTTGTCCTTATTTATGCGGAGCGCCTCGAATAGGGAACCTAGAGGTGCAGGGGAGACCTCAAGACCACGATGTATCCATCTCTTCGCAAACTCATACGTGTCATCTGAGACGTGTGACTTTGTTTCAGAAACGTCTACACCTATCAGGCTAAGTAACGTTAGGTACTGTTGAGCGACACCGTGGTGGTTAATCACGATGTCATCTCCCAGTAAAGCGTACTTAGAAAACTGGACACCCAGTCCAGCTCTCTTCGCCGCTAACCTAACGAGTACATGGTGAGTTACTGCGAATAGGGCCCAAGAGCTATATGCACCCATAGGTTGACCGACTGAATATTGAACAACACGTTCAATACCAGCTGATTTTTCCCATGGGACACAGAACTCGAGGGAACTAATCACACGCTCCCATGCGCCCGCATATTCAGATGATGTAAGTTCAGCAAGGACCGCAACCTGTAAAATTACAGGAAAACGATCAGTTGCCGCGCTTAAATCATATGAATAATACGGACCCTTAGTCGATAGTGTGGCCTTGAAGGAACCTTGGTTAAACGTACAGTCGCTCTTTAGCCCCTTCAGAAGTCTCATAAGAGCCTTGTGGAGAGGGTAAAGTGCAGACTGTATTGGATAACCAATGATTCCTACAATCCGACACTTGGCTTCCTTGTCCTTGATCTTCGCCAACTTGGCCTTTCTTCCTTTTGGAAGAAGACCAAAGTGTCGAAGCCAAGCAAGGGGGCTAAAGAGTCGGAGGATACCAATCTGCTGGACTAACTCCTCGCCTCCCAGAATCCCAAGATCCCCGATCTGAGATTCAGTGAGTAAAGAAGCGTCCTCGATTGATCCTATCAAGGCCTGCGCGTTAGGGCCAGATTTGGTTGTCGTGTGCCAACCATCCCATTGGATGGAAGGAAGTTTCCAACCCAACGATCGTACTACCGCTGCCAGTTCGACTCTAATACTAGAGTCTAATGGAACTGTACAGGGGTTAGTAATGGTCGAAAGGTCGGGCTTCTTCAGGCCAGGCAGAATTCGGCTAACATTCAATAATGTTAAACCGAGTCTTACCTGGGCTGGAGCACGTGACTTGAAAAGTTGGCAAATGGGCTCCTTAGGGAGACCATCTACTAACTTCTCACCAAATCCTGGGACCTCCTCAAGAGGTTGACCAGCGAGATACCTTGTACAACATAACCGGATTCCCTTAATCCAATCTATGGTGTCCAAAGGACCTCGCGTGTCAATTCTCTTTTGGACGGTTCCAACCCACTCACGAACCAACCCATGATCAAAACCTACTCTAAGATAGGCTCGGTCCAAGAAGATAATAATCTTCTGAAACAGAGTTAATCTTAGTTTAGTCATGATTATGGTTTGGAGTGAGTCTGAACCACCCGGGAAGGGATAGATCCGTCGTGGGGTCACTTCGGATTCTACCCTCTTCACAGAGG